GTTCTGGGATACTCAAAGGCTCAACCAATATGCTGATATTAAAGACTATAAGACCTTGACCAAGAAGATCAATGGCGGGTTTATTGGTCTTGAAGACCGAATTCATCACATCAACCATGCAATTGATGTATTGACTTAAACTAAATTGTCATAAATACTGTATAAGGTGTTGAAATGTCTAACATTCCTACGCCAGAACATTCACAACTGTTTGCACAAAGTGTCAGAAAGTGGCAACAAGTGCTTAGTCTGGGTGATTGGAGAATTGAAAAAGGAAGTAAACCAGCAAAGGCTGCTATGGCTTCTGTTGAGTTTAATGCTTCTGCTCGATTGGCTACTTACAGACTAGGCGACTTTGGTGCGGAGAAGATTACACCAGAATCTCTGGATCAGACTGCACTCCACGAGTTGTTGCACATTTTTCTACACGATTTAATGACAGTGGCACAAGACCCCAAATCATCTCAAGATGAGATTGAAATGCAAGAGCATAGGGTCATCAATCTACTAGAAAAGTTACTATTTAAGGATTCTCATGGTATCAACTAATAACATGAATTCCTGTACAGATGAGGAGTTTATGGATTTATGGGATATACACCAATCTGTTGCAAAACTAGCAAATATTTTGGGTATCACCGATAGAGCTGTTAATTACCGCAGACGTAATATAGAAAAACGCCATCAGGTCAAATTGGGCGGTGCAGACCATCGCAGTATTAGATATGACGCTACAAGACCAAAATCCTTTTCTCCTCTAAAACAGATAAACCTTGGCATCTTAGATGGGACTGTGATTGTCTTCTCAGATGCTCACTTCATACCTGGTCAACGCACAACTGCCTTTAAAGGGCTTCTATGGGCTATAGAACACTTTAAACCCAAGGCGGTGATATGTAACGGGGATGCGTTTGATGGGGCTTCTATAAGCCGCCATGACGTAACTGACCAACCACAGACTTCTGTTATCCAAGAACTAAAGGCTTGTCAGGGTGCGCTTAACGAAATAGAGGAGATTGCAAAGTCTGTCCGACATAATGTAAAGCTACTGTTTACATGGGGTAATCACGACATTCGGTTTGGCAATCGTTTAGCGCAACACGCACCACAATTTAAGGATGTTGTCGGGTTTAAGTTGACAGACCATATCCCAGATTGGGACTTCTGTTGGGCAGTATGGGCTACTGAGCAATGTATTATCAAACACCGATATAAGGGTGGAATTCATGCCACTCACAACAATACTGTAAACGCTGGTGTATCGGTGGTTACTGGACACTTACATAGCCTCAAAGTAACCCCTTTTAGCGACTACAACGGGATTCGGTACGGGGTAGATACAGGAACTTTAGCTGAGACTGATGGCCCACAATTTACTTATGCCGAGATAAATCCAAATAACCACAGATCAGGGTTTGCGGTGTTAAACTTCTTCAATGGTCAGCTTTTATGGCCTGAACTCGTCCATAAATTTGATGAAGATCAGATTCAGTTCAGAGGCGAAGTAATTGACGTAGGTGCATTTTGAGTGCTTGGCTAATCATCTTGACGGGGGCAATCTATGCCTACATTGCTGGTGAACAGCTATTGAAAGATAACCCACACATGGCTATTGTGTACGCAGGGTACGCCTTTAGCAATGTGGGGCTTTATCTTTTGGCAAAGTAGGTTTTATTCTTCGTCAGAAGTTAAACCTGCGACTACTACTTCTTCATCTTCTGTATCTTCAAAATCAAGAGACTCAACTGCTTCATATTCAACTTCCCATCCATTTTCTTCTTGGAACTGGATAAAGTCTTGAATGATTTGAATCTTCTCGAAGTCAAAGGTTTCAACAACAATTTTCTCATTGCCTGTCCAACCGAATTCCATCTCAAATTTCATGGGTTTCTCCTTACGCAACCGATTGTTGCAATGAAATACTAGGCTAAGTTTATGTCAGTCAAGTGTCTTTTTAAACACCCCGTTGGGCAATAAAATTCCCTTGCGATTCTTGATTTGGTCATAGGCAACTTCCATGCAATCTACTAGATTAAGGTCTTGTAAAGCGCAGTAGTTAATAAGGCAGACCATGACATCACCAACAGAATCCACAATAGCTTCTCTGTCTTTTTTAATCGTGGCATCTGCTAGTTCTCCTATTTCAGAGACCGCCTTGAGTAGCTGAGACTCTGGGTTGCTATTAGGAATAATCTTTCGGGCTTCTGCCCATTGGATTATGCGAATTTCAATATCAGCGTAACTCATAATTGTTCCAATTCTTTTGACAAGACACGATATTTATATAGCCCATTGTTTATATATTCTCTTTCAACAATATGACCACCAAATCTAGGCTTTCTAAGATGTCTCAATTGAGCACTTATGCTTGCTTCAGGATCGCCAGTTCGAGCATATATATCTTTTAGTGTGTACCAACGACCATCGTTGACAACATCCCAAATCCGCAATATTTGCCCTGTTAGCCTTACATCATCTCTTTCTGGATTGTAGTCTGCACCATTAAATCTCATCTCACTCTCCGCAAAGGCTCTTGGTACTTCTCAGGCGGTGGTGGCAGCATCTTCTCTGAGGGTGGAGTCCATCCAAACTTTCTCCAGATCGCTTGAACATCAGACCCTGAAGACCATACGAAATCCTTGTTTGGCACAGAGGGATAACTAATCTTTGAATAAGGTGGTTTTTCTATCATTCATTAAATCCTATTGGGTGAGGGGAAAACTGCTCGTCTGCAAGCTAGGAAAATCCTTTGCACAGCTCTCCCCTCGGGTTTATATTAACTCAAAAGGGCAGGTCTTCGTCTTCAAAACTAGCCTTTTTAGGGGCTTGTTTGGGCTGGTACTCTTCTTTGGGTGATACTGCTAGACCCATGAATTTGCCTGACTTTCCCTCTTTAATCCAAGCAGATAGCCAGTAGTCTTGACCATTTACAGTTATGTTCCCTTTGTAATCAGGCGCACGATCATTGTCTTTTTTATCTGATCGGAACAAAACCCCAGAGTTGTCCCGCTGATTTTGTTTATTGTCCATTACATTTCCTTCGCTTTCTTTAACGCTGAACGCACTTTACTGGGAAGAAGAGTCCATAGAGCGATTTTTTGCTCGTTATCTAGGTTCTCTTCGTCCAACTTAACCAAGGCTGCCCTTGGATCACCTTGCTCACACATGGCAATCAATTCTATTGCCACTTCTTCAAGATACCTTAGTTCATCAATGGGGATGTTGTCCTGTGCGCCTTGAGTAGGGCTAATGATGACTTTTTCAAACTTATCACCCTCTTCGGGGACGTCTTCTCCGCTATACAAGTACAACCCGAGTCCATGTAGTGCCAGGGCTTTTGTCATGCAACGCATGATTGCCGTGTTAACTGCAAAAGCATCAGGATTAGGGATGGCTTTGTTCCGATAGTCCATCACAGGAAGCTGACAGGTCATTGGCTTATCAAACATGGTGACTGTAACGAACACCATTGCTGTGCCGTTAATTTCCATGTAACACTTGCAATTAAACATCTCTATCTTGTAGGAAGCCTTTGGATCAGCTTTGAGAGCCTCTGCCCATGCCCAAGCCCAAGATAGGTAGGATAGGCCATTCTTCTTTTCAACGTGATCGTTGACGTTCTTTTTAAGTAGCATTTCTATTGACATATTAACTCCTTTGATTTTGATCTAATTCAGCATTGATGATTTCTTTTTGATCCTCAATATCTAATTCTTGAAATTCGATAAAGTGGTTCTCATCGCAACATCTGTAATTTTCGCCTTTTGGTTCTAAGCAATAATAGCAGTATGGGATGTCTGCAAATTGCTCTCTGTACTCTTCAAACAATGTCTTCATATTCACTCCTATTTGTTTATCAAAATGTGGGTTATTTGTTGCCCACACCGATAATGTGCCACAGGTTTTACAGGAAATATCTAGGGATAAACCCTAATAGACAAGCATAAAAACAACAGTAGTATTCTGAGTATGAAAACTGAAATACTTGAAAAAAGATGCGCTGAAGCCTTGCTTGGGTACTCTCAAACAATGGCAGATGCTTACACAACCGAACCAGAGGACTTTGATGCGGCTGTAACAGCTTTGCTTGCCAGAACGCTAGAACTCCATCTAAACCGACCAATCAACCTGGAGAACCTTTACAAATGACCCAAGAATCCATCATCAAATGTCTACAAAATGGATCGTTGACTTCATACGAAATGGAGAACCTGACGGGCATCCCAAGGACTTCTATTGTTGCTGCTTGTAAGAAGATGTTTCGCAAAAAGCAACTTACTGCTGAAAAGATTAAGATGGGTCGTTGTTGGATAATGAAATACACTCTTGCTGAACACATGATTGAAGCCACAAAAGCCGCCAATGATGAGCCATACAACAAGCTAAATCCCTTTGACATACGCAATGCACAGGGCATCTTTACCAAGGCTGAGTACGCTGTAATGAACTCCCAAGCCCGTAGATTGCTTGGCAGATCACCAACTAACGAAATCACAAATAATCAATATATTTAAGTTTACAAAGTAAAATAAGTTTGATATTATGGAATCCAGCTAGGTGCGAAGTCATGAGCGCATCGAAAAGAGTTATCCCTTCTCCTGCTGGCAATTCCTTTAAGGGTGTTTAAAAAGCGGTACACATCATGGCTAATCCTTGGTTTAGGCTCTATTCAGAGTTCGCACACGACCCCAAAGTTCAAATGCTTTCAGAGGCAATGCAAAGACGCTATGTCATGCTTTTATGCCTCCGATGTAGCGAAGTTCTTGAAACGTTACATGAAACAGAGATAGCGTTTCAACTAAGGTTATCCACAGACGAATTGGATGAAACTAAACAATTGTTTATCAGTAAGAATTTCATTGATAAACATTGGAATCTGCTAAATTGGGATAAACGTCAATTTGTCTCAGACTCAAGCACCATGCGGGTTGCCAAGCATCGTAATAAAAAGAAACAGGTAAGTAACGCTGATGAAACGTTACAGAAACGCCTAAGTAACGCTATAGATACAGATACAGATACAGAACAGATACAGAAGAGAGTTAATAACAAGCGTGGCTCACGCCTCGCCCAAGATTGGGTTCTAAGTAAATCAATGGGGGATTGGGCTACTCAGGAAAGACCAGACCTAGATGTTCGTCAGGTTGCTGAACAGTTTAAAGATTATTGGGTTGCCCAAGCAGGTCAAAAAGGTGTGAAGTTGGATTGGGATGCAACTTGGAGAAACTGGGTTAGAAACACCAAAGCTGTTAAGCCAAATCCCTATGACGTTGGGAGGCTCACAGTTCCATCAAAGAATGAGCCTGACCCTGCACTTGAGAAAATCAAGGCAGATGAAAAAACAACTCGCCCTCCAACACCCGAAGAGAGAGCAATTCTTAACGCTTACAGGAGAAAAGCATGACTGAAGAAGAATGGAAAGTTTTTGGTGAACTATTTGAAATTCTCAAAGAGAGATTTGATGACCAAGAAAAACGCATCAAGCATCTTGAAAAACAAATTGAATTGCTAACTGAGGATAAGAAATGGATTCCTGAACATAAGCAAGTGCGGGATTCTGAATGAATTACTTTGATAAATTTATTGATTGGTGGTTTACTGGTAGATTATTTAAACACCCTATTGTCATTGCAATAATTTTTTATCTAATTGGGTATTTGGTAGGAAAAGCATGAAAGTGTTGCCAATAAACAACTTTGAAGTTGAGCCTTGGTTGCTTGAAAAACACTATGCCAAGCGGATGCCACAAATAATGTTTGCGTTTGGGCTTTACAAAGATGACATTCTGGTTGGCGTAGTGACTTATGGGATTCCCGCATCACCACCACTTTGCATGGGAATCTGTGGGAAAGAATACTCAGATAAAGTTTTAGAGTTAAACCGAGTCTGTTTGTTGGACAACCACAAAAACGAAGCATCATTCCTTGTTGCGAACTCAATCAAGTTATTGCCAAAACCAATGATTGTGGTTTCGTTTGCCGACACAAGTAAAGGTCATGTAGGCTACGTTTACCAAGCCACCAACTTCCTTTACACGGGTTTATCAGCAAACAGAATTGATTGGACAATCAAAGGTCAAGAGCATAAACACGCTAAAACCATTGGTGATGGCCTGACATTGGCAGAGATAAAAGAACTTCATGGCGATGATTTTTACTATGTCGAGCGATCTAGAAAGCATCGTTACATCATTTTTCACGGGTCAAAGACTGACAAAAAAGTAATGCGATCAAAGCTGAAATACGAAGTTATGCCGTATCCAAAAGGCGACTCACAGAGATACGACTCTGGAACAACTGTAAAAACCCAACAACTTTTATTTGTATGAGCCACGCAGAAGCAATGAGAATTTTAGATAAGGTCAAGGAAGGTGTTCCTTATCCTGAAAAAATAATCAACATGGCATTGGAGTTAACTGGTGACTTGGAGTAGAAGAAACATTCAAGGTGCAAGCGATAGGGTAATTCTTGAGCAAGCCGAGGCAAGAGAGCTTTATCGAAATTGGGAATGGGGGAAGAATCGTGATCTCATTCGTGCCAGATTGGAGAGAGCCGAAAGAATCTATGGAACTGGCGCAAGAGATCGCATAAGGGAATATATGAACAGAATGAGAGAAGGAACACTTTTATGAGATATGCCGCTAGGGTAGATGCTAACCAAGACCAAATCGTTAGTGCTTTGCGAGCCGCAGGTGCATACGTCTGGATTATTGGATTGCCAGTTGATCTGTTAGTTGGGTACAAGGGTCATACCTTTTTAGTAGAGATTAAAACCAACTCTAAAAAGCGATTAACTAAGCTACAAGCAGACTTTTTCGAGAATTGGCATGGCGGCACATTGGCGAGAATCGATAACCCTGAAGCCGCTTTAAGAATGATTCAGACATTAGGGTAAGTCCTAATAGAAAAACAGAAAATCGTTGATAACATTTAATTTTTAACAGGAGTCCAAAATGGAAAATACATGGGAATTTGACACAACAACAGGTGCGGGTAGCGAAGTGGTTACTGTCGTTTATGAGTATGAAAACGATGGAGAGACAACCTATAACGAGTCCATCAAAGAGGTTTGGTTTGAGGGTCGCAATGTCATAGGGCTATTCTCTGATGAGCAGTTTAAGGAACTGGACATTGAGGCAGCTATGCGGTTTCAGAATCACAAACTGAACTATAAGCAAGAGGACGTATGAACGAACCAACCAAGGCCATTCAATATTTGATTGACACTGCCCCACTGTATGCAAAAGCCAAAGCCGACAGAATGTATCTTGAGGAATTCAGGAAAAGCCGAAAAGCTCAACTCATGTCACAAGCTGGCACTGAGGTTTTAGGCAAACAAGAGGTTTACGCCTATGCACACGAAGATTATGGGGTGATCTTGATGGGCATTAGGGAAGCTGTAGAAACCGAGGAGAAGTATCGCTGGCTAATGACCGCAGCACAGGCACGAATTGAATGCTGGCGCACCGAGCAATATAGCGCACGCATGGAAATGAAGGCCACCACTTGAACAACAAACTAAGCGCAAGGGAAAGGCTACACCTAGCAAGGGTTAAAAACCTACCTTGTAGCGTTTGCCAAGCATCACCACCAAGCGAAGCCCATCATTACAAACAAGGGCTGCAATATACCTGCATTGCTCTATGTGTAGATTGCCATCGAAACCCCGTTTTAGGATGGCATGGGCAACGTAGGGCGTGGGCTATCAATAAAATGGATGAAATAGACGCACTTAATGAGACCATTCGCAGATTGTGCGAGGAAATGCCCACCAAAGGCCATAAAAGCCCATTTTAAGCCGTTTTTTAGCATAGGTGCATAGTTGGGTAGCACGATGAAGAAAAAAGCCCATGAAGGCTTAAATTTTAGACAACAAAAAACCCGCTTTTTAGGGCGGGTTGTGGGTTTATCGTTTGCCTGAGAGTATCCGCAAAATTAAAGCGATGCAAGCATAGATCATTTAACACCCAAACTATGAGTGTGAATGTAGGTATTTAAAACGAGGGAATCAGGGTAAATAGCTTCTAAATTTTCAAGTGCCTTTTCTATTGTGTCCCCTAAATATTCCTCAAAAACTGAGTGAACTTGATGGCCTTTGTGTTCGTAAAACTCAAATAAATAGATCATGCTGCCACCTTCAAATTTTCCTCAATAATTGCCATTGATGTGCAAATATCATCCCAAATTGCGTCAAATTGCTCATCACCTTCAGGGATAAGATCAGACCGATAAGCCTCTAAAGCATCCCAAATGATGCTAATTTGTTGTTTTATATCGTGCATTTTTAGCCCCTTAATATACGCAAACGCCACGGGAATAATAAGAGTCTACATTTTTACCCTCTGGCACATCATCAGGTCGGATTAAATAGAGTGCAGCGCCCCTAGGATCACCTTGAATATAGGGTTTTATTTCCACTTGCGACATAGGCCAACCTAAAAACGCCCATTCACTATAATTTCTTGATTCAAGAATTTCATGCAAACGCTTTTTTGCACCCTTTTCTCTATCAGGAATGCGGGAAAGTTTGCCAGAGTATTCGCTACGCCAAAAAGGTTTGTCGGTTTTTTCGTCACGTTCTATGCACCCCCCATCAATGCCACATTCCAGCTCATGCCATCTTTGCAGGGTCATGCTAATTTTGCGAAGTTTATCGGCTTGAATTGCTGTAAAACCTAAACCGATAAGAGTATTTTCTTGCGCTGTAATGCGCTGCTTTTCACGTTTTGTCATTGCCATATAACACCTATTGATTGAAAACCTAGGGAAATGCCTAGGCCAATAACCCCCAAAAAGAGGGTTATCAGTCTAAGAATTAAGCTGCTAATCGTTTGTCTATTTCAACAATGGCACGATCTAGGCCGTTTTGACCTGAAAACCCGATAACAGCGCATCGTGTGGAATGGGTCAGGCCGTTTTTGTAAATCTCAAAACCCTTAGAGCCTAGGTTTAAAACCCAAAATTGGCCTTTTTCGTATGCAATATCTGATTCTTTGTACATAGAAGCCCCTTAACTGTTTTGTAAACCATTAACGACAAAATATTCCACGTCATAGGCCGAGGGCAAATGACCCGTGATTGGCAAATTGTCAGAGCCGTAAACCATCCAGCCCTTGATTGTGTTTTTAAGGGTGAATTGTTGGCCACTTGGGGCAATGATGATGCAGCCATCTGCTACATGGCCACGCATAGAGTGAAAATTGTTTGAAGTTGTTTTCATGTAAACGCCTATTCAGTTAAAAATTAGATTCTAGGGGAATGAAACCCCTAGGCAATAGGGGCAAACCCTAGTTTTTATCAATAGAATACATTGTGTGGCCGATTGTGATAACCATAGAACCCGTTTGCATTAGAGTATCAATCCAGCTTCTATCAATTTGCCCCCATTGTTTGCTATCAAAAGGCAATGATTTTATGGATTGCCAGCCGTTATTGTCGGTTTTTTGATGTAGTGTGATAGTCAACATTTTTAGCCCCTTAAACCTTGTTAGCCCATTGCAAACCCGTATCAGTAGCGTGATAAGTGTTAGCGTCAACGTCATGCGATAAAAAACCATGACGTTCTAATGTGCTCATGATCTGCTCGAATTGATTGTATGTTGCCCCGTGAGACATGAGAGCACTATAGATAACGCCACTTGGTGCACCTATAGAATCAATATTTGCTGCTTCAATTATTCCCTTGCCGATTGATTGCAAGGCTAAAATTTGCTGTTTTGTCATTGTGTACGCCCTTTAAAAAGTTGAAAAAACCCTAATGAGACATTAGGCCATAAACCCCCTAATAAGAGGGTTTACAGTCTAATTACTGAATTGCATCAGTTTGTGAAACGTGAAATACAGTTGAACGCCTACAAAGCATGAAAGAACTTTCACTGTTTTTGTCCTTTGCGGGTATCCATGTAACAACTTTAACGCCCTTTTCACCCTTGCGAACTTGTCTATTAAGGGCTAACCATGCGTTATAGGTGAACACGTTTTCACGGGGAATAATGTCATTAGCTGCTATTCCCTTATCTGCAAAACCTTGCATGATTGCCTGATAGTTGGCTAGAGAGTCCCCGTTTTTAGCCCTATTTAATGATTCTATTGATTGTGTGATCTTATCCATGATGTAACGCCTATTGAGTAAAGTTGAAGTTATTTGACCAAAATGTCGAAGTAATGCAAAGCCCCTACACAAAGCATAAGGCCGATTGCAATAGCAGCAAGGTAATCTAAAAAAGTGTTTTTCATTTTTAGCCCCTTATGCAAGGTTATGGATTGACCATAAAGTAACCCAGCAATTCTCAGATATAGAGAACCCTTCTAGCTCTAAATGATCGTAATGGAATAACCTAGAAAACCTAAAAGAACTGTAATCTTGATTGATTGTAGGAATAGATTGAAGCTGCTCTAGAGCTTGTTTTGCACTTTGTGGATACATGATGTGACGCCTATTAGTTGCACTTTCACATGAAAGTATAGTAATTATCGGGTTAAAAAAGAAAAAAACCATAGGTGTTTTCCCTTAGATGATAGAATTATTTAAATTATTTTATGAGTAGATCATGGGTAGACCTTCAAACCCTGCAACAAAGTATTTCCAGCGAACACTGACAAACCCCCAGCGAATGATTCTATTAGCTGCTGGTAAGGGTAATCTGTGCCGTGGGTTTGAGAACGTTTTAGACCTATACAGTGAGGCTCACAATCAAGGTTTTCGCCCAGGCATGGAATTGAGTATTTTAAATATAGGGCGCGAGACAACAGATAGCCCTAACCCAAGTGAACCAGTAAGGGAAACAGTAAGAGGGAATACAGTAGACGGATAGAACTAGATCAATCCAAGTACATCGAAAAAGGTGCATCGCTTCTACACTCGCTTGAATCTAAATGAGAATCATTCGCATCTAGGGTAAACCCTATGACTGTATGCCTAGACAGTACTGTAAGGATAGACAGTATGGTAAACGAGTAGGTAGAAACCCTATGCTGTATGGAAAGACAGGGGGGGGAGGGGGTGGGTTAGGTT